ACATTGCCTTCTAATACTTCTGAATATGCAAATCCACCTTCACCACTTACAGTTAAATCACCTGAGATGGTCAGGTCGCCAGATATTGTACCGCCACCAGTTACTGGGGCACTTCTACTTAAATTTCTCATTTAGTTACCCCCTTTAGAATAAACCAACAACTTGGAAAGCTGATTCGTCACCGCTAAATACAAATGAATCACAAGCGAATGGAACTATACCACCGGGGGCAAATACGGCAGAAACCGCTGCTCCCGGGATTATTAATGTTCCACCACCAGCTAATGTAAGTGTTAGATTTTGTGTAGTAGACGGGACTGTAACTCCCATCATTGCTCTAGTTGTTGAAGAAAATGATACTGCTGTAGCACTTGAACCACTTGCAGTTTTGATTTCCGCTGAAGTAACGGGGGCACCCGATTCTTTTACACTCCAGCTTTGTAGACCTTTTGCCATCTTGTTCTCCTTCTATGCCTTACCGAGCTTGGCAACTCTCATGGGCATATGTTTTATATTTATCTTACTGCGAAAGGCCCAATAGGAAACGACATTGAAATCTTCCTTTTGTTACTTTCGTTGTCACCTAACTTACCATAAAATTCTTTCATGTAATATTCTTTTCTCTCAATATCCCCTCTTTTGTCAGCTTCCATAGCTTTTAAATAATCAACTAATGCTAAACTTAACATTCTATTAAGATTGGCATGAGATGTTTCACTAGGAGATGTATCTTCTACGGGTATTTGAGTAACTGTTATTCTTTCACCAGCGGCTTCTGCTGTAAAGCTACCAGCTGCAAATTCAAGACTTCCCGCTGATGCCGCATCTCTTATAGCATAATCACCATCATTGCTAGCAGAGCCTTGTACTCTTATTTTGTCATTATCTACAAAAAGGCTTGTCCCGCTAACAAGCCCATTTCCCGAATCATTTAGTGTGTCATTTGAACCAGCTCCGTCACCATCTCCAAAGCTAATTGTTGTCCCTGAAACAACTACACTTGTTGTCTCTAATGCCTCAGATACAAATGGCTCATTAAGAGCTGTGTATTCAATCCTGAGACCATCAGCAATATTCTCATCTGGGTACATTAACTCATTTTGCTGAGTTTTAAATACACCTGATTGTGTTATTCTTTCACTAGAAGAACCACCTAATAATTTATATAAAAGAAGCTCTCTACCTCTTAAATAATAGAACCACTCTCTATCTACATAACTACTCATGGAGAAGTATCTTCAAGTAAGTAATGAGGAGGAGCAACTAATCGTTTAATTCTTTTATATTTACTATCACTAGTATCTTTAATACTAACATGCTCTAAAGCAATCATATCAGCTGGAAATTCATATACATTATCATCACTATCTACAGATTTAATAATGTCTTGTTTACTGACTTTAACTTTTTCTTTAGAATTTGATTGTATAAGATGAATAGCATCTTTTATGTAAGCAATAGCAAGAGTAGTCTCTTTCATATCAGCTCTTTCCATTATTTCTAAAACTGTCATATTATTTATCTATCGTTTAAAATACAAGCAATATGAACCTTAACTGTAGCACTTCCTTGAGCAGTTGGGTAACTACCCGTGCTATCCATAGTGCAAGAACGAGCATGACAATCCTCGACAGTGGCATTGGGAACTTTAACAATTATAGACTCACCAGCTCCTATAAACATCGTTGTTTTTAAATTATAAGCAGCTGTTCCAGCGTTAAAGTCTATACCAATACCCTCAGTGGATGTTGTTGAAAGATTCTTTATAACCACCCATTGAAATGTATCAGTAAGAGCAACTGCAGTACCGGAGCCAAGATAATCATTACCAGTTCCTAATAAATTTGTACTAGCTCCATTACCAACAGAAACTTCTGCAAATACCCACTTTTCAGCGGAATCAGCTGGTGTATATTCACTTTTTCCAGCTATATTTGTTTTTATTTCATCTAAAAATATTGATGCTGACAAGCCACCATTTGCATTATCTGCCATATTTTATCTCCCACTAGCCTGATTAGCCATAGACATAGCAATCATTTTAGAGTTATTTTTTATATAATTACTTATTTCCAACTGAGCCCAATCATAATATTTCTTACTCTCAGCTACATAAAGAGCCGCAGTCCCAGAATCTATCTGTGATTGTTGTTGAGCTTTTTGAGCATCTATTTGAGCTTGTTGTATAGCTTCTTGTAATTTTGCTTGAAATTCTACATTCCCATCGTTGAATTCATTTAATCTATTCTGCATAGATTGGCCATATGCATTTATATAAGTAGAAATTTTTTGTAAAGTTGCATTAGCTAATTCTATATCTTCTTCACCTTCTATAAGGTGAGTAACAGTAGACCACCATTGGTCAAATTCAATTTGGTCTGCGTGAACATCAATAGTATTATCTGTGTCTAAATCATCTACGTCAGTCAGTTCACTCCCATCTCCTGTCACATTAGGGGATGTATATACTGGAGGAGCTCCAATATTAGATAAAGTTGTAGATGCAACTGTGATGTCTGTCTTACTAGATGCTAATTTAGAAAATTCACTTGAAGTTGCATGATATACAACTGCATTTCTTAAATCAGAATCATCATCTATTAGAGAATAATCTACATAAAACACATAACCAGCATTACTTCCATCAGTAACTGGAGCAAAATGAACAGCTCCTTGCTTATGATACCAAACTGGATGTTTAGCAGTCGCATATCTTAAACTTGTAGAATCTAAAGCCCATATAGCCTCAGACATTGATATTTCTTTACAACTATATCCATTTCTCTGAACATCAGTAATAGAGTCATTTACCGAAAATGAAATTGCACTGCCATCTGTTGAAGCCGATGAGGCTTTCTGTGCAAAGTGTAATAAATTTTTTGGGACGCTTGATACTACGAATTTTTGGGCAGAGATAATAAACTGGTCATTAGCGTCCGTAACCCCAGTAATATTCTCTATATCTAATTCTATGTTTGTTGTTGCCATATTAAATTTTTTAGTTTATGTAGGGGGGCCGAAGCCCCCCACACATTTTTATCCTTATATTGAGGTATTAAACTCAAACTTCAGATTAACCGTCTATGTCATCGCCATGAGCTGCGTCAGCAACGGATGAAGTAGCGTACCATACTGAACCATCAGTAAATATGCTAATAGAGTCGCCAACAGTAGCCCCGCTCTTCAAAATGACACCATCTTGGGATGTTGCCGTAGCAGCTCCCGCGTCAGTTGTAGCCATTTCTTTATACACGACTGTGTCACCATCGTTAGTAGAACCGGAATCTCCAGTACCACCACTAGAAGATAAGCCCCAAGCCATGATATGAACGTCGTTTGTATCTGCTGTTTTAATTACAAACTTAGCCTGCCAGCCTGCTATATCAACAGACATTTTAGGCAAGTTTATAGTAAAAGCAGAACTTTGGTCTACCATAAAAACCTTTCCAGAGTCTCCTCTTCCAAGTTGTTTGGTAGTTGTCAGTTTCTCTACAAACGAGTATCCATGAGATGGGTGGCTACCTATTTTTACATTAGCCATTATTTACCTCCTTAACTAAATGGAGTAGCTAGAGTACCACTTCCATTTAAGTCTGCAAGAACCAACCAGTATCCGTCTTTATTTACTTGCATCACAGCCTGACTACCAATTAAACCACCAGTAGTTGTGCCATTCAAAGTGAGTATCAAGTCATCAGAACCATCAGCCGCAAAGTACACTCTATTTGCGACAGCATCTGTTGCCTTAGAAATAAACGCATGTCCAACCAAAAGGTCTCCAGAAGCAGCTGTGACAATGATAGAAGCTCCACCACTGGCAACTCCGCATCGAACACCAAGCCACAAACCAGCATCAGATTTACTAACGGCAGGTAACCAAAGGTCGAAACCATTAGTATGTCCATTAACAATCCATTTGTTTAAATCTGATTTTCCTAAAGTAGCTGTAGCTGTTCCATACTGAGTATTATCACCAGCAACTGCAACCTGACCATAGGAACCACCTGAGGCGTTTCCAGCTCGGTCTATTTCGTTGTCAGCTTTATTTTGTCCATAAAAAGGATTTGCCATTATTCATTACCTCCTTATGACCAGTACGCATGAGCTTCAGGCATCTGAAACTCCATACCAGCTTCGGTTTGGATTAAGTCAACCCTGCGGTCAACGCCACTGTTCTCTAAGGTTTGAACACCTACATAGATAGCCGTATCACGATTCATACCATTTCCAACAAGAGGTCTGTATGCACAATATCTCATGTTGCAAGCAAGTATTTTGATTGGGCTTCCATCGAGGTGGACATTACGAGCTACGCTCATATCACCATAAGGTGTAGAAATAACTGCAATATCTACTCCAAATACCTTCTTTTTAGCTGTTAACGACATATCAGCTCTGAAGTTTGGTGATACCTCAAGGTTGTTGCTGAAGTAACCACTTAGTTTATGCAACCAGTTAAAAGTTGCTGTATCCACGAAAAACATAGTAGCGTTTGCATTATTGTATCGTGGGTCTAAGAAATTACTCATATCTTGCAAGAAATCGTCTTGTGTTTTGCTTGCGTGTGCCAAACTAAACACGTTACCATAACTTGAGATAAAATCAACAGCACCTTGCGTGTACCATTCACTTCCTGAGTCGTATTGAGAACCAAATAAGATACTTTGTTCAATATCCCATTTATGTTCAATTAACTTTTCTCTCCAAACACGAGACCACTCATTTGGTTCATACTTCAGCACGGTAGCACGAGTAGTGTTATCCATTGCCATAGATGTTTTCCAAATCTGAGTACGACCGTATCCAGTTGAGAAAGGTTGGTCTTTCCAAGTCTCTGGGTAACCAGTTCCTTGAGCATGAGATGAACCAACGACATAAGACCTGAAATCTTCAAGTCCAGCTCCATTGGTTTCACCTTCACCAGAGATACTTACATTGTATGTAGAATCTCCAGCTGCTGCGGCAGAGTTTACTCCTGCAATAACATCATGCCCAGCGGTTTTAGTCTTTACGACAGTTCCTTGAAGAATCGCAGCTTCTCCCTGAGTATGAGTCGATGGGGCAGCCGCAGATTGGTCTTGGAGAGTAACAGCATCTACTCTTACAATAGCGTAAGAAGCTGTTTTTTGTTTTGCAGATAGAGAAGCACTTGCATTGCCAAAGTTTATTCTTACCATTTGACCGGGTAAGTAAAACTGAGGCTGTGTTGATGCTCCACCAATTACAATTTCACTACCAGATTGTCCAGATACATTCTGAACATTTCCAGTGTGCTTGTAATCGCCCATCATCTTAACATAAACTGTAGTCCCAGCTGTTTCATAACTATCTAATTGAGTATCGATATCTGTACCATTCAATGTCTCAACCCAAGTAGAATTATCATTACTAAAAGCTATGGGATATGCGTATCGTTTATGATAAGAAGGTCTGCGTTCTGTGAATTTAAACTCGGGGTCATCTGTTGGTTTCTTCGACAACCGTGAAACTAATCGGAAGAAAGGGTCTTGAGCTATTGCTAGCTCAGAAACTCTATCTCCGAAGTTGTACTTTCGCCTAAGAGCACCAGTGCTAAGGTCTGTTCCTAACCTAGAACCAGCCGCACCAGCAGCAACATCACCAGTTGACTCGAGTTGAAATAAGTCAGCCATTTTAGCTTTCTCCTTATTTTAAGTTAAGGCACTTAGCTATTATTTAGCCAAATGCCGATTCGAGTTCGGAGTCAATCCCTAAAATAGCATCAAAAACTTGGTCTTCTTCAGTTACTGAAGCAGTACCTTGACTACCAGTCTTAGCGACTGATTGAGGTTTATTTCTTACCCTTTGCATTTGGTCTTTCATCTCTTGACGAGTTGAATTCGCAACTTGCTTGTCACGGCCATCTCTATTCTTTAAAAAGTAAATATCATCAAGAGTTAATTTTCTTGATTTACTATAATCAGTAAAATCACTCCATTCTTCATCCGACATATCATGTCGTTCTCTGAATGAACGCTCTGCGCTTTGAGTCTCAGCAACCCTCTGCTGATTTTGGGCAAATCCAGATAATTTTCTCTGAACTGCACCATCAATTACCGATTGAAGCACTTTAGCCGAACTAGAGTCGCCATCACTGACAGCTTCGTCTGGGTCGAAAATAAAATCCTCTTCAAGTCCAAGTTGTTCCTTGACACTTTTCGGGGGTTTTCCACCACCCTCAAAATAATCTCTCACATGAGAAATTAAATTAGGGTCTTGTTTCATTGCGTTGAGAATAGGCACATAAGGTTCAAGTTCTTTTAGCTCTGTATTTAATTTTCTGGCTTCGTTGCTTGAATCAGCATACCTTTTCTCCCAATTATGCTCTCCATCGGAACCTTCTACAGGGCTCATTTCTGAGGTTGCCTGAGATTCTGATTGTTGAACATTTCCAGCTGTGGTCTCTTCTGGCTCCAGTATCCCTTCATTCACCTTTCGGTCAAGAGCTTCAAAAAAATCGTCAGCACTAGGACTTGCACTCTCTTCAGGGCTCTCTACAAATACATCTGTATCAAGGTTGTCTGTTGTAGTTTCAGTCATAATTACTCCTTAATTTATGATATAAACTATAAATAAGTAAACTATTTTATTGCTTGCTTTTTCTTAGCGTCAGCAACTGCTAAACCTAGTTCTTTTATTTTTGTAGTTGTATCACTTTTTAGTTTATTCCTCAGCATACTTTGTGCAGCTTCGGTTTCAAGTAAATCTTTTTGTATCTTCATATCAGCATCTTGTACTTTACCTTTTATTCCAGACTGTACAAGTTGTCTTTCGAGAGTTTCAATAGTACCTTCTCTATCAGTAACTATACCACCAAGTTCTTCGATTTGATTTCTGAGTTGCATATATACACTCTTTCTTTTAATAATTGATTCTTTATTTCTAATATCTGTTTCAGCTATCATAGCTATATCATCAATTAATCCAGATTGGAACCACTTAAAATATTCTTCTAATAATGCCCACCTATTTAATGGTAAAGTAGAGCCACCAACAATTCTTATATCAAAATTTGATGTTGAATAATCATTCCACTTCTCTATAGATTCTCCAAAATCATTAAATATAGGTACATTAATTTCCACTGATTTTTCTTCATTTATATTGTTTGGTTGTACAATTCTAAATACTTTATGAGCTTGATATGTATCTTGCGCAAAATCTTTAAAAATCTTTCCTAAATGTTCAAGTGAAGGTTCTATAATATTCTGCATCCAAGCTTTAATTCTTCTTGTCCCGTATTCATCCATAGCTAGTAATCCACGATATGTTTCAGGTGAAGAGCCAGTATCTCCCTGCATAGAAGAATATATACCTGAAGTATATTCCATATCTCTTTTAGCATTCTCAGTAATGCCATAAAAAGCTGAATTTAATGGTAATGGTTGAACAGGTTGTGGTGGTGCAAAACCTTGTCTGTACTTTAATAAAGCACCGGGCGATGATGAGTATTTCTCCCATTCTTCTTCAGGAACAGAACCTTCTTCATACATCCATCTTAAATTAGATGCTAAGTTTGCATTATGAATCATAATCTGGTGAGCTTTATTTAATTCTCTTTGCTTACCCACTAATGGAGATACAGCCCCTAATGCATATGGGGTTCCTGTATGTTGATAAACAAATGGAACTATTGGGTACTCTTTAACTTGTAGAATACTTTCGTATAAAAGCTTATCACCAACAACTATACAAAGCTTAATTCTATTTTCATAAAATTTTACTGCATCAACAATATTAACTATTAAGTTTTCATCTTCTTTCATTAAGTTGTATTCAAATTCTGTTACAACTCTATTCTCAACTCTTGTCCTTGATTCTTCCATCTGACTTAATAAAACAATCTTTCTTTGCTCTATTTCATCATTCATAGATTTTTGAGCTTTTTCTATTTCAAGAAGAGCTCTTTCTTCTATCATTTCACCTTTCTGCACAGCTTCAGATAACTGAAGTCTTTGTTCTTCTAACTGAACTGCCATCTCTTTTTTAAGACTTGATAAAGTTTCTTCTACTTGTTTT